CTCCTCCGGGTGCATTTCTGTACCCCTTAGTTTTTACCAATTAAACTTTGTCACACCACACTAGTATGACAGTGCGTGCAACACTGTACGGTTCCTCTCGTACACAACTCTCCCAATTGCTGAGGCCATGGCCGACTCTCGCACTATCGGCGTTATGTCTCTGTCATTCGCGAACTTGCACTGCCCGCTTTTCAGCACCAATCGCGACAGCACAAATCTGGACACAAGTGATTTCACATCTGATGACAGCCCTGATGCCCACGGCCAAAACACACACTCCACGGTGTCCTCATAGTATGCGAGTCGCAGTTTCTCACTCTCAATGGAGCGCACTGCCCCGTCTAACTGCCCCTCATGCTGATCTGCAGGAAAAGCCGTTATTCGCTCTCGCAGCTCCACCTTACTTTTCACTGATGACCCCGATATGCCGCAGATTGTCCCTGCGATGTTAATATTAATGTAGCCGCGTCTGCTAATGCAGCGCAGCAAATAGTCACTCGGCGTTAGCGCCACCAGCGTCCGCAGCTTGGTACCGCTTGCCAGATACGAGAACAACTCCTGCGCCCACGATACCGCCAGACCCTGCGTCTCCCTGTCTAGCACACAATCGTGCCAGAGTCGTTGCCGTGGAAACCTGGTGTCAGCACCGATGAACACCATGAGCTCTCTGTTATAGCTGTCCAGCCGCGACGGCGCCAGCACACCAGATCTCATCTCGGCCATAACGGCCTCCGCCATCGATAAGGTCACCGCCGCGCTGGTCGCCTCAGCTTGCACTTCCGCCTCGTACGCAGCCGTTATGTCTCCCTCCTCGGACTCTGCATCTGAGTCTCGGATCTCGCCCGCCTCCATCTCCTCGAGCCCGCGCTTGGCGCGCATTGCTTCCTCGCGCTCAGCCAGAGCTTCCGACCTAAGCTGCTCGAGTCCCGCAACTCGCCTCTGCTCACGCGCTTCAGCTTCTTCCTCGGTTGCAAATGCCAGCTCCTCCTCAGAGACGCGCCGCCTCTCGCCGTACTTTGCTGCACCCAGCCCGGCCTCCAGTCCAGAGCTGATTAGCTCCTCGCGGTGGCCGTCAAGCGTGTGCGGTGGTAGCTTGAAGTTTTCCTCCAGCTTGCGCAACAAAGAGTCGGTCAGCCTGGCACTGCCCACTGGCCCCAGCAAGCCGTCATCTTTCAACTCAAACCGAGTGACCAGCGGCCTCCTCTGACCGGCCTTGGAGAGGTTCCACTTCACTCCCTCGGGCAAACACAGCCCGAGCCCACCGGCGCACTTTAGCACACTCAACGCTGACACGAACTCGCTGATGCTCTTGTTCATCTTGAAGTACGTCGCCAACACCTCGTGAAGAATGACAAACGCAGCGCATTTCTGCGCGCCCCTCGCGATCAAGGCATCGCCGGCGTCGACAGCGAAGCGTATCGATTCCTCGAGAGTAAGTTTCCCGATCCCTTGCGGCTCGGAAGGCGTCAGCGCACCGATCTTGCGAAACAACGAGCCGTTGTAACCGCGCTCAGTCACAATGCATCGCTCATGCTCGCTTGCGTCGTACTCCAGAAAGTCTTTGATCTTGCCCAACTCCACGCCGCACTCCTCGACCGTCAGGATGAAGAGCACTGCGTGAATCCAATGGCGGAAGTACGAGTTGAGGTCATCGCCTTTGAAGAACAGCAGCGCAACAGGAACGCCGTGCTCTTCAACGACCCGCCTGGCGCATATTGGCCCAATTGACCCGATGATGCCCGTGTTGACCGTCTGTGTGCAGTCCTCGCCGGAAAACACAGTCTTCGCGCTCACCTCCACTCGCCGCGCCTGCTTCGAGACCGGGTCCTCCACAAAAATAACACTCGCCTTCTTCATGGCAGTGTACTTCTCTTGCGCCTTGACGTTCTCGTCGATCAGAGTCGAGGGAGTCGTAGACTTGCACGCGGCAACCTGTATTCCCCGTATCTGCTCTTGGTCGTCTGGTGAGTGGCGCTCATTAAAGCCGGCGCCATCGACGTTTGCCGAGCACATCCCCGCGCCGAC